AAGATATAATCATGGGCCATATACAATGTTAAGAAATGGTGGTGGATATAATTATAACAATGCTGAATTAGCAAGTGCAACTTGTCAATTAACATTAATGGAGATTGTAGTATAATGACTAATGCAGAAACAAAATTATTAATGTTAAGAAATCTTAGAAACGAATTACTGAATGAAAGTGATTGGATTGTTACTAAAAGTTTAGAAGCAGGCGTTGCAGTTCCAAATGAATGGCGAACATACAGACAAGAGTTACGAGATTTAACAAAAAAATTTAAAAGTATTGATGAAAAAGATGAAAAAGGAAACGCTACTGGTTTTAAGTTTCCAGACAAACCATAAATATGATAAAGGAAATTAGATAATGCCATTTATAGGAAAACCACCAGCAGTAGGTGCATATTCAGTTTTAGACGCTTTAACAGCATCTGCAACTGCAAACTATTCATTACAATTGAATGGTGCTGCTTTTGTACCTAATAGTGTAAACCAACTTTTAGTTTCACTAAATGGTGTTATTCAAAAGCCTGGTTCATCATTTGTTGTTTCTGGTAGTACATTAACTTTTAAAAATGGTGGTTCAGACCAAGCATTAACTTCTTCAGATAGTATTGACTTCATTATATCAATGGGTGGTGACCCTTTAAATGTCGGTATAGTTAGTGATGGAACTATTTCAAATTCAAAAATTACTGATATGGCGGCATCAAAACTTACTGGTGCATTACCAGCGATTTCTGGTGCATCACTATCAGATATAGGAATGGTAAAACTTGCATCAGCTAGTTCGACTACTAATGTTGCAACAGTAGAAATTAGTCTTGATTATGCTGGTTATAATAATTTTCGTTTAATTTTAAATACTATAGGAACTGGAACTTCAAGTGGAAATTTAGCTTTTAGATGGAAAAGAGATGGTCAATCAACATTTGACACTAGTGATATATATGCTTCACAAGGTGCGTTATTTGATGTTGACAATAATCATCTTAACAATAATGGTACAGCAACGTATGCGTACATTGTTTTTACACAAAATCCAAATAGAGGGTTTCAATCTGATTTATTTCTTGGTGGATTCGGTTCTAGTACAATACCATTAGCATATCACGGAATGACTAGTATGACTGGAATAGCTGGAGCATACTCAACTTTTGGTATTGGTGGAAGTTATGATAATGCAACAAATGCTAGAGAAAAAGTTAAAGAAATTCAAATTTTCTTTAATACTGGAGACATAGACGAAATACATTACACACTATATGGAATGAAAGCATAATGACAAAATCAACTAATAAACTATTAAACGGTAAAATCGTTGCTCTAACTGATGAAGAAATTAAACAACGAAATGAAGAAGAAACTGCATTTTTGAAAGAACTTCCAGCAATACAACTTGAAGAACTTCGTCAAGAAAGAAGTAGATTATTATTAAAAACAGATTGGTGGGCATCATCAGATTTAACAATGACAGACGCACAAAAAAAATATCGTCAAGATTTGAGAGATATAACTAAGACATATAAATCACTTGATGATGTCAAGTGGCCAACGGAGCCGACATCATGACAATAGTTAAAGTAAATGGTAATAGTGGAGTTGGTAAATGGACTACTGCAATGGTAACTGCAAGTGGACAAGGAAATATAGATTTTACTAGTATTCCATCTGGTGTTAATATTATATTTGTAACATTAGAAAATTTATACAAAGGTAGTTCAAATACAAATACTGTATTACAAGTGGGTAATTCTAGTGGTGTTTTAACTACTGGATATCGTGAAAGAAATTTATATGCGAATCAAGCAAATGTTGCTGGTGGTGCAAATTTTGGTGCAGCTGCTGAAAATCGAATTGGGTGGGTAATGTCTGGAGAAGCAGCACAAGGTGCAACTTATAAGTTAAACGGAACATATAAACTTTTTAAAATAGGTACTGGTAATAAATGGGTTTGTGATTGGACAGCACAATCACAAATTAATAGTTATATAACAATAGGTGGTGGTGAAAGAGATGTTTCTAGTGCATTAGATAGGGTTAGACTTACTTCTGCAAATGGAAGTGCAACTTTTACATCTGGTACTGTAACTATAAGGTATTTTAGACCATGACAGTAAAATCAATAAATGTACAAACTGGTGAAATAACCGAAAGAGAATTAACATCTGAAGAAAAAGCAGCTCTTCCAACAGCTAAACAAATAACAGATAGTGAATTAGAAAATATTAGAATAGAAAGAAATAGTCTTTTAATGGAATCAGATTGGACACAGAGTAGAGATGTAACTCTCTCAAATGATACAGACTGGAAAAAATATAGACAAGAACTTCGTGATATTACTAAAGGTTTTACTTCTGCAAATGATGTAGTGTGGCCAAAGAAACCATCATAAATAAGACTAAAGGGAATCAACATGGCAATTTCAAAAATCACAACAAAGGGTATTCTAGACGGAACGATTGCAGAAGCAGACCTTGCTGATAATTCAGTTAGTTCTGCAAAAGTCAAACTTGATATTCTTGTTGCAGAAGATATAGCTGCAAATGCAATTACAACAGCTGAGATTGCAGATGGTGCTATTACCACCGCTAAATTAAATGCAAGTGTTTCTTTAGGTGCTGGATATTATATTGGTAAAGATGGAACTGTTGCTGGAAACGCTAATGGTAGAGATAATTTATTTCGTGTAAATACAAACGCAACGACTGGTAATGTTACAATTGCTGCTAACAATAATGCGTCTGTTACAGGCCCATTAACAATTGGTAATGGTACAACATTAACCATTGCAAGTACTGGAAGGTTGGCAGTCATATGAGTACTTTAGCAGTAGAAACAATAGAAAATCTTAGTGGAACTAGTTATAATTTTATTAAACAAGTTAAAGGTGCTTCATTTACAGATACCATGACTTTAACAGTAAATCAAAGAACAGATGTTACAAATTTATCTATAGATATTACACCATCAAGTACTTCTTCTAAAATATTAATAATGGCAAGTGTGTGTTATGGAAGTACAGATGCTAATGTTTATGGAAGTGGTTATTTAATGAGAGACTCCACAGATATAGGTGTAGGCACTTCAGCAACTGGTAATAGACAAAATATTAGTTTTCCATTAAATATGTCTGGTGCTGGTAATGAAGCATATAAAGTTTATCAACATTCAATTACATTTTTAGATTCTCCAAATACTACAAGTCAAGTTACTTATAAAGTACAAGTTAGACATGATGTTAATGGAACAATGTATATTAATAGAAGTGGCTCTGATGCTAATGACGATTATGGTCATAGAGGTATATCAACACTTAATATTATGGAAGTAGCAGGATAATGAGTACATTAAAAGTAAATACAATCGCACATTTAAATGGTACAACTGGTGCCACAATTGCTAGTACTGGTCATATTTCAGGCAATTATCTTATTGATGATAACTATCCCATTTTTGCTTGTGAAGGTATTTCTGGTTTTCAATCTGCAGCCTATGAAGGTGTAGGCCCAAATATTGTTTGTCCTTCTGGTTATACTACAACTCATATCAATCAAGCTAGTCTAATGGGGTCTGACGGAGCCATGGTAATTCCAACAACTGGAATTTATGAATGGTTTGTTTGTTCTAATAGTGGAACAGCAGATGGTCATAGAGGTTTATATGTTTATCGTAAAACAGGCGGAACTACAACTGTTGTCGATAATGTTTTTTCAATGAATGACTATAGTGGTTATACACTTATATCTCATAGGATTTCTGCATTATCTCAAGGAGATAAAATTCTTTGGGGATATCATAACTCTTATGTCCAATGGACTACGAATGTAGCATATTTCAATTGTTGGGGTAGGAGAATTAAATAATGAGTATATTAAAAGTCGGAACAATTCAAGACCAATCAAATTCAAATACTGCAATAAGTATTGATAGTAGTGGTAGAGTAACTAAACCACAGTTACCTTTTTTTCATGCAGAAGCATTTACAACAAGTGGTACTACCTCACAAACTGGAGTTCTTAGTTTTAATTCAGTAGTTACTAATCAAGGTTCACATTGGAATTCTTCACAAAATAGATTTGAAGTTCCAGTTAATGGAGTATATCAATTTAATTTTAGTGGTTTTGGAAGTAGAACTGTTGGTGGTGGTGTAATGTACACAAATGATAACCAAGTTGTTTTACAAAAATCTACAGATAGTGGAAGCAATTATACAAAT